CACAAAGGACTCCCGGCTGCGAATCCCCCAAAAAATCAAAAAGAAAAGTTTTAGCTGGTTCAATCTTGCTAAATCTTGCTAAATCTTGCTAAATCTTGCTAAATCTTAATTATAGGGCTATATGCTCATATTTTGGCTTGTGAGAGCAGAGTTACCTAAACAGGTAAACTTATAAGCGAAAGTTGTTGCTGTTCTTAGAAACGAGAATATAGGCTTTAAACGATATAACCACATTTAAAAGAAAGGACAATATGCAAACACAAAACGGTGGCAGACCCACAATTTTACCTAAGATGTATGAAGAACCGCTATTTAGTCAAATCATTGATAAAATTGAATCAGGTTGCAATGACAGAGAAATCTACACCAGTTTACATTGTTCTGCTAAAACTTTTAGAAAGTGGCGAGATGACAATATAAAGGCGTATGACGAAGCTAAAAGCATTGCTAGGGGAAATCTATTAGAACTAGCTGAAAGTGCCTTAGCGAGTAAACTGACAGTCAGAACGCTAAAGGAAACAGAAACAATCTATGACGCTAACGGAAACGTTGAAAAAGTAAAAGTTAAAGAAAAAGAGCTGGATAAAGATAGCTTGGTGGCGATGATGGTTGCTAAGGCTGGAAACCCTGAACTTTATAACCCTACTGAATGGCGTAGATTGCAACAAGAAGAATCAAGCGCTAATGACCTTAAAGCTAAGATTGAAGAACTTGATGACTATAAACTAAGTAAGTACGAAACACCAAAAATTGAAGTGCCGAAAGGGTTTGAATAAATGTATTATTTAAATAAAATGTTGGAATACAACAAAGAAAACGGCATTATTATTAACAAATACATTCGCAAGACTATTCAGAAGCAAATACGTATTCATAATAAGTATATTTATCGCTATGACCGTGTTACACAAGCTATTGAATGGATTGAAGATAATTTCTATTTAACAACTGGTAACCTAATGAAAATCAAGCTACACCCTGTTCAAAAATGGTGGTACGAGTTAATGCTTGGCTATGATATGGTTGATGAAAAAGGTATTCAGGTAAACTTAGTTAATGAAATTTTCCTTAATTTGGGACGTGGTTCTGGTAAGTCTAGTTTAATGGCTACGCGCGTGCTTAACTGGATGATTTTAGGCGGACAATATGGTGGAGAGAGCTTAGTTATTGCATACGATAATACACAGGCTAGACACGTATTTGACCAAGTCAGAAACCAAACAGAAGCAAGCGATACTTTAAGGGTGTACAATGAAAACAAGATTTTCAAGAGTACGAAACAAGGGCTAGAATTTACAGCATTTAAAACCACTTTCAAAAAGCAAACAAATGATACTTTGAGGGCGCAAGGTGGGAACAGTTCGCTGAATATATTTGATGAAGTTCATACCTATGGCGAAGATATAACAGAATCAGTCAATAAAGGTTCACGACAAAAACAAGATAACTGGCAAAGTATTTACATCACTTCAGGAGGACTTAAACGCGACGGACTTTATGATAAACTTGTTGAACGCTTCAAATCAGAAGAAGAATTTTACAATGATAGGTCGTTCGGCTTGCTTTACATGTTAGAAAATCATGAGCAGGTAAAAGATAAGAAGAATTGGACTATGGCATTGCCTCTTATTGGTCATGTCCCTAAGTGGTCAGGAGTTATTGAAGAGTATGAACTTGCACAAGGAGACCCAGCGTTACAGAATAAGTTCTTAGCGTTTAATATGGGCTTGCCTATGCAGGATACAGCTTACTACTTCACTCCGCAAGATACTAAACTAACAGAATTTAATTTATCTGTATTTAATAAAAACAGAACTTATGTCGGAATTGACCTATCATTAATTGGCGATTTAACCGCTGTGTCGTTCGTTTGTGAGTTAGAAGGTAAAACTTACAGCCATACACTTACTTTCTCTGTACGGTCGCAATATGAGCAACTGGACACAGAACAGCAGGAGTTGTGGACGGAATTCGTTGACAGAGGAGAACTAATCTTACTTGATACGGAATACATTAATGTAAATGACTTAATACCGTATATTAATGACTTTAGAACCAAGACAGGGTGCAGGCTTAGAAAAATCGGTTATGACCCAGCACGATACGAAATTTTAAAAGGTTTGATTGAGCGTTATTTCTTTGACAAAGACGGAGACAACCAAAGAGCAATTCGACAAGGTTTCTCAATGAACGACTACATCAAGCTATTAAAATCTAAATTAGTTGAAAATAAACTTATCCATAATCAAAAAGTCATGCAATGGGCTTTAAATAATACTGCTGTTAAAATCGGACAAAGTGGGGACTATATGTATACTAAAAAACTTGAAAAAGATAAAATTGACCCTACTGTTGCTTTGACAATGGCTTTAGAAATGGCGGTGTCAGATGAAGTATAATGTTGACACAGTTCGAGAAAGTGGCTGGTACAATAAAAAAGAATGGTTGGCAGTCCGTGATTATGTAAGACAACGTGACAAAATGACTTGCGTAAGATGTGGCGCATTCGGTGCTAAAAAATATGAAGTAGACCATATTATTGAACTAACGTGGGAAAATCTTGATGATTGGAAAATAGCGCTGAACCCTGATAACCTACAACTCCTTTGTAAGTCTTGCCATAACAAGAAAACAGGCGAGTATAAACGAGGGAAAGGCGTTAGTTTATGGTAGAAAGGGGAAAAATTGAACTTATTCGGAAAAGTGGTGTCATTTTCACGTGGAAAGCTAAACAATGATACTCAAAGAGTTACAGCATGGCAAAATGAAGCGGTAGAATATACAAGTGCTTTTGTAACTAATATTCACAATAAAATTGCTAATGAAATAACAAAAGTAGAATTTAATCATGTAAAATATAAAAAATCTGATGTTGGATCTGATACTTTGATTAGTATGGCAGGTTCTGACTTAGACGAGGTTCTAAACTGGAGTTCTAAGGGCGAACACAATAGCATGGAGTTTTGGCAGAAAGTAATTAAAAAGTTGCTATGCACGCGCTATGTTGACCTATACCCTATATTTGATAGTGAAACGGGCGATCTATTAGACTTACTGTTTGCTAATGATAAAAAAGAATATAAACCTGAAGAATTAGTAAGGCTTATCAGTCCTTTTTATATCAATGAAGACACAAGTATTTTAGATAATGCTCTGGCTAGTATTCAAACTAAGCTGGAACAAGGTAAATTGCGTGGCTTGTTGAAAATTAATGCCTTTCTTGATATTGATAATACACAAGAGTATCGAGAAAAAGCACTAGCAACAATAAAGAACATGCAAGAAGGTTCTAGTTACAACGGTTTGACGCCAGTTGATAACAAGACAGAAATTGTAGAACTTAAAAAAGATTATTCTGTTTTAAACAAAGATGAAATTGACCTTATTAAATCGGAACTTTTGACAGGTTACTTTATGAATGAAAATATTTTGCTTGGTACTGCTACGCAAGAACAACAAATTTATTTTTATAACTCTACTATCATTCCTTTACTGATTCAACTTGAAAAGGAACTGACTTATAAACTGATTTCAACAAACCGCAGACGAGTAATTAAGGATAATTTATATTATGAACGCATAATCGTAGATAACCAGCTATTCAAGTTTGCAACTTTGAAAGAATTAATTGACTTGTATCACGAAAATATTAACGCTCCTATTTTTACACAGAATCAACTTCTTGTTAAAATGGGCGAGCAACCAATTGAGGGCGGAGATATTTATGTCACAAACCTTAATGCAGTTGCTGTTAAAAACCTAAGTGATTTACAAGGCAGTAGAAAGGACGTAACAAGCACAGATGAAACTAATAACCAATAGTGCTGAAATTAAAGTAACTGAAAACGAGGACGGTTCTAAGTCGTTCCAAGGCATTGGTTCAGAAGTTGGTGTAGAGAATCGTAACGGTATTATCTTGACCCCTAACTGCATTGAGTTTGCTAGAGAACGATATCCATTGCTATATGAACATGGTTCAGGATCTAGTGAAGTCATTGGGGACGCGAAAGTTTATTATGACTTAGCTTCTAATAAATACCTGACTGACTTTACGCTTTATGACAATGCACCAAACATTAACAAGGCTGTTGAAAATGGAGCGTTTGATTCACTATCAATTGCCTATTACATTACAGATTATGAGTTTAATGAAAATGATGCTCTAGTTGTAAATAAAGCACAGTTTAAAGAGATTTCTCTTGTTTCAGTACCAGCTGACCCTAACGCAAAGTTTATTCAAAATGCATTGGGAGAAGAACTCACAAAAGAACGTAACAAAATTATTGAAAGCCGTAACGCTTTGAAAGAAATTGAGGATATCAAAAAGAAATATGAATAAACCTGATTTAATCGAAAAACAGAACCGCTTGGCAGAACTTAAAGAAAATAATGTATCTTTAAAATCTCAAATTAGTGGTTTTGAAGTAAAAAATGCAATTGAAGACTTGCCTAAAGTACAAGAATTGGAAAAAACACTTTCAGAAAATTCAATTGAAATTATCAAAATTGAGAACGAACTTAACGCACAGGAAGAAAAACCAAAAGGAAAAGCTAAAATGACAAACTTTATTGAATCACAAAACGCTGTAACAGAATTTTTTGATGTATTGAAAAAGAACTCTGGAAAATCAGAAATTAAAAACGCTTGGAACGCAAAACTTGAAGAAAATGGCGTAACTATCACAGATACAACTTTCCAACTTCCACGCAAATTGGTTGAGTCAATCAACACAGCTTTGTTAAACACTAACCCAGTATTCAAAGTTTTCCACGTTACAAATGTTGGTGCTTTGCTCGTATCACGCTCTTTTGATTCATCAAATGAAGCACAAGTCCACAAAGACGGACAAACAAAAACAGAGCAGGCAGCCACACTCACTATTGATACTCTTGAGCCTGTAATGGTTTATAAATTGCAATCACTTGCTGAACGTGTTAAACGACTTCAAATGTCATATTCTGAACTTTACAACTTGATTGTAGCAGAACTTACACAAGCTATCGTAAACAAAATTGTTGACCTTGCTCTTGTTGAGGGAGACGGAACAAACGGCTTTAAATCAATCGAAAAAGAAGCAGACGCTAAAAAAATCAAAAAAATTACTACAAAAGCCAAATCAGCTGGAAAAACTCCATTTGCTGACGCTATTGAAGAAGCGGTTGACTTTGTTCGCCCTACTGCTGGACGTCGTTATTTGATTGTTAAAACAGAAGACCGTAAAGCCTTGTTAGATGAGTTACGTCAAGCAACTGCAAATGCTAACGTTCGCATTAAAAATGATGATACTGAAATTGCTTCTGAAGTTGGAGTAGATGAAATTATTGTCTATACAGGTTCAAAAGCACTCAAACCTACTGTATTGGTAGACCAAAAATATCACATTGATATGCAAGACCTTACAAAAGTTGATGCCTTTGAATGGAAAACTAACAGCAACATGATTTTGGTAGAAACACTAACAAGCGGTCATGTTGAAACTTATAACGCTGGTGCAGTAATTACAGTTTCATAAGAATAAAATGGAGGAAGTAAATGATAGATTATATTAAGGTCTATTGTGGTATTCCGATTTTAGTAACAGCTTATGATAGTAAACTCATCTTATTCCGTTCAATAGCTATTAAATTGCTAGAAAAAAATGGTATTAAAGCTGACGAAACAAGTGTATTAGTGAAAGAATTTATCTCTTGTTATTGTCGGCTTAATATTGTTGATGAACCAGCAGAACAATGGCGAAATGCTGAAATGAAACGTTTGGCTTCTTTACAAGAGTTAATGTATTATGGAGGTATTTGATGATATTTTCACAAGTTACATTGCAAGTTGAAACGACTGTTAAGAAGAAGAACGGTGCAGAAGCTAATGTTATAAAACCTATCGTTTTACCAGCAGTTAAACAGAGAATTAGTCAGACAAGACTTGATGAGTTTTCTATGATTGGGCTAGGTAAAAACGTAAGATACGAGCTTAACGGAATCGGAGAAATGGAAGACTTGATTTTCAACTATTTCTTGGACGAAAAAGGCGAAACTTTCAAGCGTACAACATGGGAAAGAGACCCTAAGAATAACAAGATGATTTTAGAGGGGGTCGTGAGCAACGGACTATGAAAGATTATAAATTTTATAAAAATGATTATTTAGTATTTTCTGACGGTAGAGTTTATAGTTTTAAAAGTCATAGATATTTAAAACCCTCATTTAATGCCTACGGTTATTTAAAACTTAAAATAAATGGCAAAAATGTCCCTCTTCATAGAATTGTTATGGAAACTTTCAAAGGTTATTCTGATTTAACGGTTGACCATATAGACATGAACAAGTTAAATAATGATATTTCTAATTTAGAATATGTTACACGCTCTGAAAACAGTCGTAGAATGAATGAAAAAACTGGAGGAACTATTTCCGATAAATTTAGAAAGAATGGCATAAAAGCACGCTCTAAATCAGTAGTTTATGACGGTAAAGTATTTAATTCAGGCGCAGAACTGTGTAGGAAATTAGGGGTGGAACGACACGCTGCAAGTTTAGCTATACGACAAAATACTAGATTAAAAGGTCATTATGTTCAATTTGGGAACGAGGTAAGTAATGGAATTTGATTCTTATATAGATTGGTACAACAATTTACTTACAATGCCTTTAAATGACGTTATTTTAGGCGTTAAGGACACTATAGAAGACAAGACGGTATATTTATCACTTAGTGACTCAAAGGTGCTTAAAATGGATAATACGAGCTTTGTCATGGGTTACTATTATCAAGTTGTTTTATCTGTTAAAGATGTTGACGATGAACTTGTCGGACTGGTCGGAGATGTTCTGCAAAACGGTTGGAATATGACAAACTGGTCGGAAAATAGCCATTTGTACAATTATACTGGAACTGTTTATTTACCTTGTGGTGCAGGTGGTCAAGCATGGCAATGAATTTACTTAATACATCAACCATAGCTAAAGAAATGCAAACTAAAGTCACGGAACGTATGGGCGATTGGTTTGAAGCAGAGTTTAAAGCGAAAGCAAACAGCGCAAGCCGAAGAACTAGATTAATCAGAAGCCACGGTCATACCTATACTTATGCCAGATATCAAAATACTGGGCAATTGTCAAGTAACTTAAAGCAAGTTAAAAAAGGCGATAAAGTAGTAGTAAATGCAGGAACTAGAGCTAATTACACTAGCGGTTATCACGGTATGTACTTCTTAGTTGAAAAAAAGGGTATGCAAGACGTTAAAACAACATTGAAAAAAGGTGCTAATTATGCCAATTCAATGAAATTATAGAAAAGAGAAAAAATGAAATTAGATTATAATTCACGTGAGATCTTCTTTGGTAATGAAGCTCTAATCGTAGCTGATATGGCTAAGGGGAGTAACGGAAAACCAGAGTTCACTAACCATAAAATTGTAACTGGTTTGGTATCAGTTGGTTCAATGGAAGACCAAGCAGAAACTAATAGCTATCCAGCTGACGATGTACCAGACCATGGAGTTAAAAAAGGCGCTACCTTGCTTCAAGGCGAAATGGTATTCATTCAAACAGACCAAGCGCTTAAAGAAGACATTTTAGGTCAACAAAGAACAGCAAATGGCTTGGGTTGGTCTCCTACTGGTAATTGGAAAACGAAATGCGTTCAGTATCTTATTAAAGGGCGCAAACGTGATAAAGTTACAGGAGAATTTATTGACGGTTACCGTGTAGTCGTTTATCCAAATTTGAGACCAACAGCAGAAGCTACAAAAGAATCAGAAACAGATTCAGTAGACGGTGTAGACCCTATTCAATGGACTTTGGCAGTACAGGCAACTGATTCAGATATTTATTTGAATGGCGATAAAAAAGTCCCTGCTATTGAGTACGAAATTTGGGGAGAACAAGCTAAAGATTTCGTTAAGAAAATGGAAAGCGGCTTGTTCATCATGCAACCTGATACGGAACTTGCTGGCGAAGTTACATTAGTAGCTCCAACTCTTGCGAACGTTCAAACGAAAACTAAAGGGCATAATGACGGAACAATTGTCTTACCAGCTACTTTGAAAGATTCTAAAGGTCACGATGTAAAAGTAACATCAGTAATTAAAGATGTAAAAGGAAATGTTGCGACAAATAACGAGCTTGCTCCTAACGTTTATATCGCTACATTCTCCGCAGAAGGTTATAAAGATGTTTCTACGGGTGTCGCTGTAACAGATAAACCCTAGCGCGCCCGACGGGGCTAACCACGTAGCCTTTGCGTATAGCGCAGATGGAAAAGATAGATTCATGACCGTTTATCCTAATTTGAATTTGTTGAAAAACACGAGAACGACATCGGCAACTTCAACTTCATCAGCTTGGGGTACTTTATTTAGTTCTGAACAAATATACGACTCCGCAATTAAATCTAAAACTGGAGTTTCAGCAATGACCCTTGGTTTCGATGTTTCTGTACCATTGAATGCTATGGTTGGAGGTGCAGCTTCTTTACAACTTAAAGGTCAAAATTCTCAAGCTCATGGAGATGTCGGGACTAATGATTACAACACAATCATCTGTCAGTCTTGGTATACTATTGAACAAAGCGATTTAGGTAAAACAATTCGTTTAAGCACTTCAGTGGAATTAGATCCTAAATATCAGTCTTTTGATACTGCTCTAGCTGATACTGATAGTATTACTATCAGACAAGTAGAAGGTACACCAGGACTTGTGCATTCTAAATTAAAACTTGAAGAAGGTTCAACCGCAACTCCTTGGTTGCCCTCATCTAGTGAAGTAACAGCCGAAGATTATCCAAGCTATATCGGAACATATACTGATAAAAACTCCAATGAACAAAGTACAGACCCAGAAAAATATACTTGGAAAAAAATAGAATAAGTAAAGGAATATAAAATAAAATGGCAAAACAATTGAGTACAGCGCGTAAATTTAAAATGATTACAGGAAAAGACCTTTTTCAACAACAAAAAGCAATGGATACAGAACTTAAAAAAGAAGACGGAGAAATTACTGATGTAATGGAATTTGTTCAATATGGTTTATATTTAGCTCTTTTTCAAGATAACATTGTAAAAGCTAAAAGTGACTTCTCTGACTTCCGTTCTAACTTTGAGTTCGATACTGCCGGTAAAGGACTTAAAGAACTGGTCGAACTGTGGCAGAAAGAAATTTAATGAGCTGAAAGGACTGTAAATGATTTTAAAACATGCAATTAGATACTTAGAGCTAACTGGTTCAGACTTTATTACAGATTTAAAAGACTTTGCAGACCTACAAAATTCTTTTGTCGCTGGTTATATTCCTGATGACTTTACAGAGCAAATGGAGAGCTTTACAGACAAGTTATTGATACTTTGGGTAGATTGTAACGGAGGACTGCAAAACGCCTTAGACGATAAAACAGAGCTTCCTACAACTAACGAGTTAATCAACATCTTCTGTAAGACTGTTTTTATTAAAGAAAAAGAGGAAACGGAAGACGATGTGGTCTTCTTTTCTTCTAGTTCATTGATTAAGAAAAAGAAAGATACTGTAAAGGAAAATAAAACTTTGGAACTTTTGACTGTTTTAGGCAATAACGAAATTGATATAACACAGTTCATGGAAATGGAATTAGAACTTGTTTATAAATTAATCGAACTTATTGCAGAGAAGAGGAAAGAGGAAAAAGAAAAAGAGAAAAGGCGTAAAAGAAAGGGTATGTGATGGCAAGTAATGCAACGTTTGAGGTCGAGATATATGGTAATACAACGAAATTCGAGAACTCACTAAAAGGCGTTAATACCGCAATGTCAGGGCTTAGAGGAGAAGCTAAAAACTTACGAGAAGCTCTAAAACTTGACCCAACAAATACCGGCAAAATGGCACAATTGCAAAAGAATTTACAAACGCAGTTGGGCTTATCACGTGACAAAGCAACAAAATTAAAAGAAGAACTTTCTACGGTTGACAAAGGTACGTCAGCAGGTCAAAAGAAATGGCTACAACTTACTAGAGATTTAGGGACAGCAGAAACACAAGCTAACAGGCTAGAGGGCGAAATAAAGCAAATCGAGGGAGCTATTAAATCAGGCTCTTGGGATATTGACGCTAAAATGAATACTAAAGGCGTTAATAGCGGAATTGATGGCATGAAGTCACGCTTTAGTGGTCTTAGAGAGATTGCTGTAGGTGTATTTAGGCAAATCGGTGCAAGTGCTGTTAGTGCTGTTGGTAATGGCTTAAGGGGCTGGATATCTGACGCAATGGATACCCAGACAGCCATGATTGCCTTAAAAAACACAATGAAGTTCAAGGGCAACGGTCAAGACTTTGATTATGTAAGTAAATCTATGCAGAAGCTCGCAAGAGATACCAACGCAAATAGTGAAGATACTTTAAAACTTTCAACAACGTTCATTGGTTTAGGAGATAGTGCTAAAACAGCGGTCAGCAAAACAGAAGCGTTAGTAAAAGCTAACCAAGCATTTGGTGGTACTGGAGAAAACCTTAAAGGTGTCGTTCAGGCTTATGGTCAGATGTCAGCAGCCGGTAAAGTCACAGCTGAAAATATTAATCAGTTGACAGATAACAATACCGCGCTTGGTGCTTCTTTAAAAGACACTGTTATGCAAATGAACCCACAATTAAAGCAGTATGGTTCATTCAATGAAGCTGTTTCAGCTGGTGCTGTCTCAATGGATATGCTCGATAAGGCTATGCAGAATGCAGCAAACGGTTCAAGCAGTGCTACAAAAACAATAAGGGACACTTGGTCTGGTTTTAATGAAGATTTATCACAAGCCTTAATTCCTACACTTGAAGCTTTAACGCCTGTTATCAATGCTTTAATTGATAAAATGGACGATTGGGGTAAAGGTGCTGGTAAAGCTATAGAAAATGTAGTCAAGTATTTCCAAGACTTGTTCAAACAGTTACAACAAAATGGTGCGATAACTCAATTTTCTGCTATATGGGATAATCTAAAAAGTGCATTCGGTTCGGTAATTGGAATTATTGGTAACCTTATAAAATCTTTTGCTGGAGTTGATGAATCTACTTCAAAAAATAAAACTTCTGTTGAAAATGTAGCAAACACAATATCTTCACTTGCTAATAAGTTCGCTGATATCACGAAAAAAATTGCTGACTTCATTGGTAAAATTAGTAAAAGCAAGGAAGCAATGGATGCTATAAAAGTAGCTTTAGTTGCTTTAGCTGGTGCTTTCGTTGCTATGAAAGTTATCAACGGAATCATTAAGGCTTATGAGACATACAATAAGATTGTTGAAGCTGCTACAATTATACAAGGGGCTTTCAATGCTATAATGGCTGTCAACCCATTTGTACTTCTTGGAATAGCAATCGCCGCTGTCGTTGCTGGTCTAATTTATTTCTTTACTCAAACAGAAACAGGGAAAAAGGCTTGGGCTAGTTTTGTGGACTTCTTGAAGAGTGCATGGGATAGCGTAGTTTCATTCTTTAGCGGTATCGGTCAATGGTTCGCTGATGTATGGAATGGAGCAGTTGACGGAGCAAAATCTATTTGGCAAGGATTAGTTGATTGGTTCATCGGTATTGTACAAGGTATCCAAAACATTTGGAACGGAATAATAACATTCTTTAGCAATTTATGGACAACTGTTATTGGTGGTATTCAATCTGTATGGGGCGGAGTAACTGGCTTTTTTAGTGGAATATTTAACGCTGTTAGTTCAGTAGTTTCAACGGTATTTAGTGCCATAGGTGGCTTTGCTGGTTCAGCTTGGAATGTATTAGTCGGAGTATGGAGTGCAGTAGCTGGTTTCTTTGGTGGAATATTCAACGCCGTGAAAGGTGTCGTGTCATCAGTATTTAGCGCAATCGGAAGTTTTGCTTCTAGCGCTTGGGGAGTTGTTCAGTCAATATGGAATGTTGTTTCAGGTTTCTTTAGTGGCATATTCAACTCTGTCCGTAGTATTGTTAGTGGAGTATTCAGTGCTTTTGGTGGCTTTGCTTCAAGTGCTTGGGGAGCAATTTCAGGTGTATTCAACGGAGTCGGTGGTTTCTTTAGTGGAGTGTTCAATGGTGCTAAAAACGCAGTTAGTGGAGTGTTCAGCGCATTTGGCGGTTTCGCTTCTAATGCCTACAACGCAATAACAGGAGTATTTAATGGGCTTGGTAGCTTCTTTAGTGGGATATTCGGAGGAATCAAAGATACAATAGATAGCGTTCTAGGTGGTGTCACAGGTACGATTGAAAAAGTATCAGGAGCTATTAATGGTATTGCAGGGAAACTTGGCGGAATGTTTAAAGGTTCTATGGTAGTAGGTTTGCCAGAATTTAACTTATCTTCTAGCGGTTACGGTTTAAGTACGAACAGCGTATCAAGCGATAACAGAACATATAACACGTTTCATGTACAAGGTGGTGCTGGTCAAGATGTTTCTAACTTAGCACGAGCAATCAGACGAGAATTTGACCTAGGGAGGGCTTAATGGTAAGACAGTATAAAATACATACCAACTTAGACGGAACAGACGACAAAGTTTGGGATGTTACAAATGGAAAAGTTAGATTTTACCAGCCCTCTAATTTAGGGTTACAATCAACTAATAATATCTGGCAAAGTAATGGTATTGGAGTAATGGGGACACGCTCAATTAAACAGCCTCAAATAGAGTTTAAATTAGAAACGTTTGGTGAAAGTTTAGAAGAAAATTATCGGTTAATGAAAGACTTCGTGAATGATATTCTTAGCAAAAAATTCGTTACACTTGAATATCAAACAGAGATTTTTCAGGTGTACGCTGATTTAGCTTTAGCAGATGTCACAAAGACAGAGGGTTATGGGAAGAACGGAACTTTCAGCGAAAAGATAACGTTCGATATAATCACAAAGTGGTATACTTACGAAAATTTAACTTTTGAGAAAATTCAAAATGGTAAAGTTATTTCTGGTAAGTCTAAAATTTATGGTGGATATAAAGGTAGCGAAACAGCTTTACAAAACTATAATAGACTTAAAGCAAGTCCTTCTTTGAATTTGCCTAATTTGAATTTGTTGAAAAATACGAGAACTTTAACAGCAACTTCAACTTCATCATGGTGGAATACTTTATTTAGTTCTGAACAAATATACGACTCCGCAATTAAATCTAAAACTGGAGTTTCAGCAATGACCCTTAGTTTCGATGTTTTTGTACCATTGAATACTAAAGTTGGAGGTGCAGTTTCTTTACAACTTAAAGGTCAAACCTATCAAGCTCACGGAAATGTTGATACCAATGATTTCAGCACAATTGTTGGTCAATTATGGTATAATATTGAACAAAGCGATTTAGGTAAAACAATTCGTTTAAGTTTTCCGATACAAATAGATACTAAATATAAAAATTTTGATAGTGCTTTAGCTGATACTGATAGCATTACCATTAGACAAATCAAAGACACGTCAGGACTTGTGTATTCTAAATTAAAACTTGAAATAGGCTCAACCGCCACTCCTTGGATGCCCTCAGCTAGCGAAGTAACAACTGCTGACATAAGTGAATACTTCGGATATAATTATATAGCAAATCAAGCATATACTTATTATGGAGAGACAAATATAGACCGTTTAAGTCGTTGGGATATAAAAGACGAAATATTTAGTTTTATGGGGATATTATACCCGCAACTTCCTAAAACACCTACTGGAGTTAGATTTTTAGACGATATTGGAAATGAATACACTGCGATTGTATTTAAGACGGAACAGGTACAGAATTATATTTTAATCAATACAGATGTAAATGATGAAATTTATCAAGGCTGGAACGGAACGACTTCATTAAATTTGTTCCCTGTAATGGACTTTGAACGATACAGAACACGTATAATCGAACACGGTCAAATGGAGTTAATCAATTTAACTAAGGCAGAGTTTAAAATCAAGAGAAAGGCGGACTTCGTTTAATGTTAGAAGCTAATGTTTATGATAACTTTAACCCTAATTATTATAATATATCTGATTTTAATCTTCCTAATGGTAAAAAAGAAAAAAGAGGGCTACCAATACCAAAGGCAAGATGTCAAGTTATTAACTATGAATTGTGGGAAACGGGTTATCTTTATACTTCATCGGCTACATTGACCGTTTCAGTAGAAGTTGGGGATATTGTTCAAATTCTTTTTCCTGAAGTTGTTCCGATAGAGGAGGCTCTAGGTCAAAAGAAAAAACTAAACTTGGATATGGTTTACCTTGTGACAGATGTAGATGAAAGTAATAAAGCTACATTAAAGAACTATTTTTGGGCAATGATTGAAAATCTTGATGTTCCGAATGCAATAACTAAAACGACAAACTTTGCTATCATTGATTATTTGATTGACCCTCGTAAAAATAATTTAATGAGTTATGGTTATTTCTTTAATTCGACTATCTTTGCAGGAAAGGCTACAATTAACCGTAAAGCAGAAACTTCATCGGCTCATGACGTAGCAAAAAGGATATTTTCAAAGGTTCAATTTCAACCAACTACGACAATTCAACATGCTTCATCTGAAGCAGACCCTAGAAACTTGTTATTCATTAACTTTGCTTCAAGAAGCTGGAATAGAAATAGAATCACGACAAGGGTAGATATTAAGCAAAGCGTGACAATGGACACGGAAACAATAACAGAACGTTCGACTTATAATTTTGCTGTTGTGTTTGTTAAAAATAAGGCAACAGACGACTATACAGACCCTCCTAAAATGTACACAGCAAAAAATAATGGAGATGTCATTGACTATAGCACTTATGGCGGAGACGGAACAGACTTGCCAGAAGTAAGGATAGCAAAAACATTATTTTATGATAGAGATGAACACGGAAACCCTCCAGATATCTCAACCATTAAAGCAGAAGTTTCGCCCTCTACGATCGTCACAAGATTAATCTTTAATCAAAATGAACTTTTGCCTTTGTATGTTAATGACTTGGTTGATATATGGTACGAGGGTAAACTGTATTCAGGTTACATAGCAGACAGAGTTAAAACAGAGTTCAATGATAGACTTATCTTTGTAGAAAGTGGGGACAAACCGAATGTTATATGAGTATGTTGCTACTTATGGCGACAAATATAGAATAGATAGCTTCACAGGGTACAGAGAGCTCCGCAAAGACCACTTAGAACCATTGTCAGGTAAAGTATATTATAATAGTAAAAACTCGCTTAGAATTGAAACTACGCTATTATATGAGGTCGGTCAATTTGTATCAATTGGTGGTTATCCGTATGGCGGTAGAAAATTTAGATTATTAGAGCTTTCAATTACTGATAACCCAGTTTTAGATAAAGCGAAGATAATTTCAAGAAAGGTAAAAAATGACAATTAAAAAATTCACGTTTTTCAGTCCAAACGGTACAGAATTTCCAGTTTCCGCAAATGCTGACGCAAAACTGTACATGTTACTTTCTGAAAAAGACTATTCGCAATTCTCACTAAGGCATTGGGAAACGCCTATAAATACAGCTCTCAATAGAATTTATAAAAACACAAGTTTATTAGTTGGTGGAAGATATTTTGAGCTTTATGATGAAGCAGTAGCCTTAAATTCAAATGCTACGAACTTTGTCCATGCAAATATAGACATTTCTAATGCTACAAATCCAGTGACGATGAGCGTAGAAACTTCTGATAACTCAAATCAAGTTGACATCAATACAGGTGTCGGAGTTCTTAAAAAGTGTATTGAAGTTGTTACAACAAATGCAATGGGAGTAAGTGCAGTCACAAAACCGTCAGGAAGCAGTATTATAGAAAAAATTTATCCAGTTGGTGCATATTACCTTAGTTCGCAACCAACTGAACCAGCTACATTGTTTGGATTTGGGACTTGGTCAAGAGTTAAAGGTCGTGGGTTAGTTGGGGTTGATGAATCAGATTCAGCTTTATCTAGCGGTGGCAAACAAGGTGGTTCAACAAATCCGTTGTCACAACACACAATAACTCCTTCAAGTGGACAGTTTGTTGTCGCTCGTGGGGCAGGAAAGTGGCACTGGTCTTCTGGTGGAGCTCCAAGTAATTCTTATGCTATGGATACAGAAAACGGCGGAATCACAGTTGGAGATAACACTAACCATAATAACTGGCAACCATTCGAGGCAGCTTATATTTGGAAACGTATAAATTAGAAAGTAAGGTATAATGGTAACAAAAATGATTTTAATAACTATCTTAATTTTAGCGATTTTGTTCGCTACATGGGTTAAAGATAGAGAAGCAATGAACCCACCTTTCAAACGTAGATTTGTAATTGATTTGACGGTAGTCTTCGCGCTATGGGTTTTATATGCAGTCTTCTACTTTACACAAACACCCTCAACTTCTGATATCGCTAAAACAGTGATTAACGTAGGTTTGCTATACTTTGTAGGTCAATTTATTTATTTAATTGCAAGTATCAGCCCTATGTTTGCCGGTTTGGTTAAACTTATCAAGAAGAATGGTGTAAGTATTCCCGAAGTTGAAGAAGAACAAACGGAGGATAAAAAAGAATGAATATAACTAATGCTGGTGTACGTGGGCATAATCCTACTGGGGTTGTGATTCACAATGACGCTGGTTCAAATGGTGCTAACACTAGCTTTTATAATGGCTGGCTACCCACTCATGACCCAACAAACGGCTTTGCTCATGTCTACATTGCTTCTGACGGACGATTGCAGGCTTCTGACTTCTCTAATATGGCATGGCATTGTGCTAACTCATACGGTAATGCAAACTATGCCAGCTGGGAAGTATGCCAATCAGAAGGCGACTTAAATCAGTTCTTGAGGAATGAGCAAGCGGTACTGGACGACGTAGCTAAGTACATGAAACAGTGGGGACTAACTCCTAATCGTGATACTGTGAAGCTACATCAAGAACTTTCAAGCACAAGTTGCCCTAGACGGTCAGTAGAAGCTCACGGTGGCACTTTAGAAAGCTGTCGCTCATACTTTATCACAGAACTAAACAAACGCCTTACAGGTCAAACTGAAAGCAAACAAAACGAAAAGGAAATCGAAATGTATCTTATTTATTGTACAGACACAAAACGCTACTATGTATCTAATGGAGTATCAGTACGCTATGTACGATCTACACGCATGTTAGAAAACTATCAAAACAAATGGGGTAAACTTAATTTACCTAAAGATACCATGTTACAAGTGGAACTAGACGCTGAATTTGGACCAAACGCAACTAAACCATAGAATAAAAAAGACCACCTTAATTGGTGGTTTTCTTTTGTAATTGAGCATATTTTAAAGAGGATATACCTACTTTCTATTTTTAATTAATTTATTTTGTTTTTATTTTTTACCAAGTCACCCAAGCTGTACCGCCTGAACCTTGATATATACTTACTGCTTTGTCTAAATAATCTTGTGGGCTTAAGTTGGATACCTGCCCATGCACGCTTTGCATTATCTGTAATAGTCCCCAGCATGATAACTCATTTTCAACATAAGGGTTTCCACTCGACTCCTTATAAATAACATCAAGCCATTTACCAGCACTTACTCCTGTCTTACTTGACATATAACTCGCAGCTATTTCTGGGCTTACACTAGACCAATCACTTCCAATAGTGTCACTAGTTGTTGTGTTTGGTACACCTCTCTCATTTTCATTTTCATCGCTAACTTCTTGCGTCCTTTCGGTGTCAGGTTGTTCAGTTGTCTTATCATGTTCTCTTGAGATTCTGTCAGATTCGGCTTGTTTTTCAGCTTCAACTCTTCGTTTATTTTCTTCACTAATTCGTTGTTCTTCAATTGCTTTCTCCTTAGCTTGCCTTATATGCTCATATTTTGCTCTCTCTTGCGTTTTAAACTCTTGTTGATATAATTGTGCCACAATATCATTAAAGTTGTTATTTGCCCTTTTATAAGCTTGCTGAATTAGTACAATACTTCTAATTGTATCGTCTGTTAAAATAAAGATAATTATTCTCCTTTACGTGTACGTGAATTATAATATGCTTTCGCCATAACTATGTCTTTATTATTTGCTTTCATATTTTTAAATGACTTAATAACTTTATATTCGCCCTGTGAATCAATTTCAATTAAACGCATTTCAAATAAAGGAACAAGCCTATACATTGTTAATACAAACGCAAAATCATTATTTGCTTCTTCTAGCGTGTCGCTTGTTTTATAATAATCTCCATCTATTGCGCTATACCAAATCTCATATTTCATGCCATGCTCTTTTCTATTAAATCTTTTCTTAAAATTTTGGCGGTTCTTGTCGTTCTGGCGTTTCAACTTTATCATATTCGCCATTTTTAATACAAAAACTATTTTGTTTGTATAATTGTTCTAGTTCTTCATTCCATAACTTATAATAGTTCCATAAGTCTATTGAAGTTTTAGAATTAACATCATTAATTTTCAATTCATGTACAGCCATTTGTTCTAAGTGACTACCGATTAATTTTAAAATAAACCATTGTGCGTCTTGTGCTTCTTTTTTCATGCTATACTCTTTTCTATGTTTCAATTGCTTACCTGATTAATGGCTTCAATAATATTATTGCCAGTATTTATTAGAATTTCATCACTTACAATTACATTCTTTCTTGAAAACAGTTCATTCTCAATCTTCATAAAGTGCATTGCTTTAGCTAAAAATTGAGCCGATGATTCATAATATAATGTTTCTAGTTCATCATCTGAAAGCTGTGTTAAGTCGTCATTAGCAAAAGTTGTAAGTTTTCGCTTAATCTCTTTGCCATTGTCATCTTCTTCTACGTAAAAACGTTTCATCTATTCATTCCTCTAATTTCAAATTTTTCAATAATATACCGTTTAGAACCAAGTTCAAAGCTGACTAGATAATTATTAAAAGGGTCTTTTTTGTTCAAGTCGTTAGCAATCTTTCTAGCTGTTGACCGTGGATATTTTGAACTATTAATCTTACTTGTATACTTATGTAATATTATCTTACTACCTCCCTTTGCATTTTACGTTTCAATCGTTGCTTATATAGATACTCTTTACTTGGTTCTAAACTAGACAATATCTCATCTAGTAAGTCAAACGCTTCTCCGTTATCTCCTACGCTATCAATCTTTTTAAGGGTAAGTTCGTGCATTTCATCATCATTGAAAAACATAGTAAGATAAGGGAATGCTACGGTATTCGGTAAGCTCAAACGTGATTTAGTTATTTTTAAGTTAGGATATTTACCTGTTTCAGCTTTAACTTTTGATTCAAACTGACTTATTCCGACACCTTGCTCTTTTAGCATGCTATTAATTCTTTCATACAATTCTTCATTTGTCATTATGCTATAACCTCAATTATTTCTGTATGCTTTTTAACTTCATATCTTTGTTCTTCTGGAAGTAATTCGTTCCATTTTAAAGCCTCTTTTTTATTATAAAACTTACGTGATTTAATTTCTTTTTCCAATATCCAAGTTACTGTATAGTATGTAAATTCATCTTTCATTATCCAATTACTCCTGTCTTGATGTTTAGCCTTTGCTGGCTTGATAAGTGATAACATGAGCACCGTTTGCAATAATAAGTTCTAACTGGTATTTTATCATCTTTATTTTTCTTACTCTTTTTATTATGCTGGGCATTAGCTATTGAGTATAAAGCACCCATTTTTGTGTATTTGCGTTTCTTACACATATTATTCACTAGCTTTCTTGATCATTGCTTGCTCATAAGCCACAATCGTTCCGTCAAACATAGCGCTTTGGATTTCTCCTTGTTTAATAAACCCTTTTTGTTCTAATTGAATTACTTGTTTTGTTAATCCTTTTAACGTAAATGCTGTTGCTACTTTAATTTTGTCCTTAGGTTTTCTGTTAAATAATTTCATTTGTTTTTTCACCAAAACTTTCTATTTTCATGTCTTCGTAATTAATTATCAAAAACACTCCATTCATTTATTGTAAATAACTCAAAGCCTTTTAACTTGTCTTGCTTTTCAATTGCTGCCTGCTTATTATCTTGCTCTCTTAGCAGTTCAATTATAGGTCTACCAATATCAAACCACTTGACGACTGTATTAGCTTTAAGTCCGAAATACTTAGCACATTGAGCTTTACAGCTAAAGTGTAGTTCTTCTTCTGTAATAGGGTTATAAGCTACTATTTCCCTATCTTTTCGCATTGCCATTATTTAATCTCCTTTCTATAAGACAATATTATCAAATTACTTTATATTTGTCAAGAATTAACTTAGACCTCTTCAATAAATTCTAAGTATCTTTCATCAATCGCTTTAATTTCTTCTTTAGTGAACTCTGACTTGAAGTTATTTCTTTCTTCTTTGAACCCTAGGAAAAGAAACTTTTCCCCTAGCTCATTTTTAAAAGAATTCAAATATCCTTTTTTGTTGTTCATCAGCTTAACATTGTATTTTTTCATTTGCGTCTCCTTAATTTCTATAATGCCATTGTATCAAAAAAAGCTAATGCTGTCAAACATTAACTCTTTATGATATTATATAAATTCAACTTTAAAACCATTAATCGTTTTATTTCTTTTTATCTTCTGTGATACATAGCTTTCACAACGTCCTAATTTTTTGCTTAATGCTATTCCACTTTCGAACAAAATTCCATTCCATATCACAGGTTTTTTTAATCTTTCTTTTTGTTTTAGCCTTTGGATATCTCTTGAACCTATTTTCCAAGACCTTATTAAATTTTCTTCTCTAGTTACATACTCTAAGTTATCTAAAGAATTATTCAACTTATTTCCGTCTATATGGTCAACAGTTAAGTCACTTTTACCATGGAACGCTTCCATAATTAAACGATGTACAAGCATACTATTACCATTTACTGTAATTCGACAATATCCACTACTTCCAGCAATAGGTTTAATTAGTTTGCACTTTGTTTTAAACTCTCTATAAATAGTTCCATTCTCAAAAACAATTAAATTATATATTTTTTTATATTCCATATTTACCTTTCCATTGTTTAAAATCATCAGCAAGTTCTTGTATAAAGCCCATAATATCGTCAGTAGTGTACTCTGTAAGCTCATTCTCGTTACTTAAGTTAGCAAGTTCTTTGGCATAGTCTAGAGCCTTATTACGGTCCTTATCGTAGCTTTCACCCTCTTTCTTGCCAGCTCTTACTAGATACTTTAATACCTGCATTGTATACCACCCTACAAGCTCTTCGTAGTTAAAATTATGTTTCAAGTATTCGTTAAGTTCTACACCGTATTCATTGGCATAGTGCCGATTCTCTTTAAAATTCATTAGATGATTCCTCCAAGCCATGCAATACTCAATATTGCAATCATAGCCAGCCATGCAATAGCTATAAATGCAAAGCCGACACCTACAACTATCGTTAAAGTTTTTACTGTATCTTTCATTTTGTTCTCCTTAGTTTGATTGTCTGTATTTTTCCATAACATTAGGGTATTTACTGACAAATTGCAATTGTTCTTGATGTAAACGACTTGACCAATGGAATAGTCTATCAATTTCAACTATTTTCTTGCTTATCTTTTTCTTGCTTCCTTGATACGGCAGTCCGATTGGTTTACCTTTTCTAATTTTCTTCTCATCTAAATTAAGCATTAAAATCCCTTGTCTTTCTATTTTGGTAAAATTTATTCCATTTTTCTATAAGTTCCAGCAACTTAGGTTCATCATATTCGGTAAATAGTTCAACCTGTGATGTATACCAGCAATGCAAACAGCGATCGCAACTATAACAGATATTTGTATATCCTCTGCAATCTTTGCAAACTCCTAAGCCGTCACTCGTTGGTACATCGAAGCAGTGGCAATATCTTTTGTCATTAAAATATTTTCTTTTCATTATTCCTCCTCTTCAAGTGCTACATTCTCGGCCATTACAACATCAATATCCTTTCCAGTCACTTTTTCGATATAATCAACTGCAAGTTTATTGGTTTTAGCTAGGTCCGCAAGCTTTCTGTCTACAATGTTTCCTACAACAATATCTTGAGTGATATTTGCTGCTACGCTTGCTTCAATCAATGTTTGAATACAACTCTCTAGTTCTTCTTGGAGTTTTTCAACTGTTTTGTTTACAATATCCATTTGTATTTTTCCTTTACTCATATATGCTATTATAATCTATTTCTTTTTAATTGTCAAGCGAAAACTCACATAAACCACTAATAAAATAATTGTTATTATAAATAGCGGTGGGATAAATACAGTTACTGCAAACCAAACAATAGAAACTAAAGTATAGATCATGATTTTTAGTAGTAATTTACCTGTTTTAGTATCTTTAAAAGTTATATCCTCATCTAATGATGAATCATCTTCTGTTGAATTACCGTAAAATATTTTATCTTCATTTACTTCGTATTGATTTCTACAATAATCACATTTACCATTAGTAAAGCTTGAAGCCCCACAGGTTTGGCATTCTACTAATTCCATTGTTATTACCTCTTTCATTTATTGAAATCATTATATCAAAAAAACTCTAAGCTGTCCAGCCTAAAGTCTTTATCATTAATTATTTTTCTTTCAATTTATTCTTGAACCAGATGATTCGTTCTTTGAACCAAGCGTCGACTCCTTCAGGACGTAGCCATTTACCTTGCTTCACACCGTTTTTTTCCATGAACTCAATCACTTTAGTTGGAGTTTCTAGGTCGTCCCACATAGTATATTGTTTTGCTGAATTGAATTTACTAAACATTTCAAGTGTTTCGATGTAGCTATCTTTCAAAAGTTCCGTGTCAAGCAATTTTTGGGCCTTCTCAGCACGTTTAGCAAGTCGTTCGTTAGCTTGTTCCAGTTGTTCCTTTTGTCGCTGTAAGCTCAAATTATGATTGATATAAGCAATTTGCTGTGCATGTCGTCCAAGTTTACCTTGAGTGTTAATCTCAATCAGTTTAGCCATTCCCTCGCCAAGAATTTCATCAGCTACAAGATTATACTTATATTTTTTATTTGTGTTTCGTACGTAGTTGTCAAGCGTTTGTTTGATTTTAAGTTTTTTGTGCAGTTCTCTTAATGTTGTCAATTTAATACTCCTTCATATATTTTACCAAACTTCAAAGCATTAATTTTAACTAGTTGTTTCAAGTCTGATATAAATTGCTGTTCTCCATCAAAGTCAAACGGCATTGCTACGTTTTCCTTGATCCAAGCGAAAGCTCCGTCAAAGTCTTGTCTTAGTAAGCTCATCTTATCCACGATGTCGATAATTTGCTCTCTCTCTTCTGCTGTGTACATGTAACCAACTTTCTAGAAAGGAAGTTCTGATTCATCAACTTCAATCGGTTCAGATTTTCCAAATAAGTCCTGTTTAGCTTGTGATTGACTACTATTATCATTAGAGATAAACACTTTTTCAACCGTAGGGAAAACAAAGTTGTAATTTACGTATTCGCCTGATTCCTTAGCTTGTACACGACCGCTTACTGTTACTGTGTCTCCTAATTGAATGAAGTCAGGCAAGAAAGCCGAACCATATGCAACTTTTACATTAGATCCCTTTTCTTTTTCAAATAAAGGTACTGAAATGATTTTCTTATCGCCTTTTGCTGTGTTTACTGTACGTGTATTTTTTTCATTCGCTTGTGCTGTTACTGTGATAATTGCCATTTAATTATTCTCCTTTTTCTGCTTCTTGCTGTGCTAACCAAATCTTCATGATGTCGGTAATTTCTTTTTTAGTCTTATCTTTCAAGCTATCGATATTTTGGTATCCTAGTTGTTCGGCTCGTTTAATAAGTGGTTGGATCTCACGAAGTCGTTGTTTTTCAGCTTCCAGCTCTTTCTGTTCTTCTGTTAAGTCAGGGAGGTCTTCGCCAGAATATATGTAAATACCTAAACCATGACGAGCAATTGCTTTAACTAGTCCGCGTTGAATGGCTTTATTTACGTCCATTGAAGTAAGTTTTTCGAGTGGAATAGATTGATTGCGATAGTCCATTACAGGCAAATACTCGATGTGTTCTAAGCCCTCAATAGTCATACCAACTTTAACCCACGCTGTGCGACCGTCTGTGTGATAATTTAACCCTTGTTCATTTTCATAAACTTTGCTGTTAGCTTCAGGATATACTTTTTTAACTTCAGACCATGCAAATGCCCAACTAAGATAATCAAGATTATTCTTTTTGCTTTTCTTGTCATTTACATTGATAATACTTAGGGTTTCAAATACGCTCATTTATAGACAACCTCTTCTTTCCAACCTTGACTTTTAAGCTCATTGACTTTATTTAAATCGCCGCGAATATTTAAATCAAAAGTAGACGCAAAGCTCTTTGCTAAAGTGTTAAAAACATAACCAAAATAAACTTTATTTTTTTTAGATTTACCACTTGCTTCATTAAATTCTAAATACATCAACGACTGTTCTTTCTTTGGTTCTTCACGTGCTGTATCTGAAAGCTCATAAAAGTTATTTTTCTTATCTTCTTTAAGTTTTTCAGTAACTTTTTTTACGATATCTTCTAGCTGTTCTTCATCAAATTTAATGTTAATTGTTTCCATTTTCTCCTCTTTCTACGATAAATGTATTGCCTTGTCTTGTAATTTCGATATTATATTTAAGCATAGGTAAAATATATCCGTCTTCCCAGTAGTTCCACAAGTCATTTATCAAGCCATATAAGCACTCGTTAGGCTCTGCCCTATACTTTGTTTCGTTCATCTCTTCGAGCTCTTTAGACAACTTCCTGACGCCTCTGGCATAATGTTTACTTGCTTTTTCTCTTGCTTTTAAACTTTTGAAGTTGCTTTTCATAAATGAATTTTCTAATATCTTCTTTCTGCTGTTTTTCCTCTTTATCAGACCAGCCAACTTTTTGACCTTTTCGCTTGCCACTTTGATAAACTCGCCTGTTATCTTCTGGAAAGCCATTTTTCTCGAAGTACATTCGAGCATATTCAAAGTAATTTAAACTGTTGATATACTGCTGACTATCTTTTTTGTGATAATTTAGAGTTATTAATCGCCTTTCAGCTAGTGATTCAAAAGATGTTATCATACTTCTTCTTTAATGAAGCCTAAAGTTAGCAAGGCTTTATATTCTTCACTATCTTTTCTAACTTCAAGTGCAAATTTTTTATTTCCGTTTAATTCATTTGCTTTACCTGCATAATATAATGGAGTGCTGTCGGTTCTATCAGAAAAATTATAAAACTTAAATTTAGGTTCATAAATAACTTCATAACCGTTAATAACAGCGTTTAACATTTTTTCTTTTTCATCGTAAGTGAACGGTACTTCTTCATTAGCTACGTAAACTTTTTCGTTACCGTCTTTAAGATTATAACCAAAACCCCACCTGCCAATATGATAGAAAGCTAATTTTTTGTCATTTCTAAAACTTTTAAGATAATCGGCTTGTTCTTTCGTTAATTTAACTACCATTTATTAGTTCTCCTTTATTTCTATATATACTATTATAGCAAAATTATTTGTTATTGTAAAGCATTAGATGTTATTTTTTTATTTATTTCTGATTTTAATTGCAAGGCTCTAACTAATGCACGTTTAGAATAATCATTTTCACAAGCTGTGTGCAATTTCTTTGACTGTCTGACTAGAAATTCAGCACGATTTAGCCATACTTTTAAAAGTTCGTCATTGTGCCATTCAGCTTTTACCATTTCATCTAATGCACGATATAACCAGCCATACACTTCAGCGTGTAAATTAATAGCTTTGTTCTCGTAATTAATCATTTTCTATTACTTTTCCTTGCTCTTTAGCTAAGTCTAAGAAAGCCTGTGCTGATTCTTTCGTTGTTTCGATTGGAGTTTCAGCCTTTACTTTTTCAACTAGTTCACTATCAGGTTCTTTTTTTGATTTATTAACGCAAGTAAATACTGAATCAACATAAGAAAAATTTAAATCATCATCAAACTGATATCCACGCGCTTTTACTGATAACTTAGAGAAGTCGTTATGCTTGCCACGTTTAGGGCTTAACATTAACATAAACTCTGCCCAAGCTGTAAGAGTAGAACCTCCTAAGGCATCGCTAGGCTTTACCATATAGGCTTTATCGTCCATTGAGTTTGCATAAGCTGACTTGTTTGCATGAGCTACTAGTAGAAAAGTTACATCTTGAAAGAGCAATTTAAGCCGTGTAATTCTTCTAAGCATTGGCTCGAAGTCTTTACTATAAAGTATATCTCCGTTTCGCAACATTGTCATTAGGTTATCCAAGATCACGAACTTTATATCATTATCTTTGATGTACTCATATAATAAGTTCATGTGGTGCGAATCGTCAAGCATAAACTCTCCACCAGTCAAAAAATGTAAGTCTTCTGGTGCAGTATCTTTATTTCTAAGCCTTTTGTTTAATTCTCTGTCAGTATCTTCATTGTCTATGTATAGTGTCTTGCTTCGCTTTGTATCATAACCAAAAAAAGGTAGTCCTTGCGATACCATTAAAGCCATGTGCATTGCTAGAGAGCTTTTAAACGACTTAAACGGAGCTACTAATATTCCAGCTTGCGAACTTGGCATTAAAGTATCAATAAGCCAGTCATCTTTTAAATTTATTAAGTCTTCTCGCTCTTTTAAATGCTTGGCTGTCTGTACTTTATTAAATATGTTAGTCATTTTATTTCTCCTTTAGTATATAATAACAAAAAAGACTTGAAAAGTCAAGCCTTAAGTGCTATTTAATGCAATGTTTACATTTAGGGTTGTCTACATGGATATATTCTTTTACAACTTCTTTTTTTAAACTTTTTATTCTAAGTTGTTCTTTTTTTAAGTCCATGCAATGTGATATTGACCAGCCACAACCACTACATTTAATGCTTTTTAGTTTGTAAGGTTTGTGTTTTGTTGTATAACTCATCTATTTTCTCCATTTTCATCATCATAAATTACTGTTATTTATTTTTGAACCAAGATAAATCAATTTCGTTAGCTAAGTCAGCAATTTCTTTCAAAGCCTCTTCGTCTGTCATACATTTTAAATCACATTCTTTAAGTTTGCGTTCTATTTCATCAGCTGTTACAATCGCCTCTTCTAATGATTGAGTTCTGTTAAAGTTTTTCATATTTTCTCCTTTTCTTATACCATAGTATCAAATCATCTTACATTTGTCAAATATTAAATTCTATTCCGTGCTACTTTTTTATCTAGCCCTTAGCCCTTAACGTGTCGTATGATCCCAGCAAGTTAAAAGAAAAGACTACTTAATTTCAAAACTTTTCTATAAATAACTCTGTCAGACTTCTACGCGTCACGGAGTGTTTCTGTTCACCGACACTCATGGAACTCATAATCTTTTATTTCATGCTGCGCTCTAGGCTGTTTGTAAAGTAATCACATTTTCAATTGAGTCTAGGTTTTAAGCAACTATCCTGACCCTCAAGCGTAAGATTATAAATGACTTTCGATATTTTCAACTTTATTCAATATTGAATTCTCTATTTACATTAGTTACAAGTCATTCAGCAACTAACTATTCAATTACATAGATAATAATAACATAGACATTTTCACTTGTCAAGTATTAGATACTTATATTTTAACATATCACATTTTACACTTTGAGTTATCCTATGTTATGTAAAATATTCTGTTCCCTCTAATTCTCCTAGCTTTTTGCTTAGCTCGTATTGAATTACTGCTATTTGTTTGATTGCTGATTCTAGTATTTCTACTTTTTTAATCAAAAATTCTTTATCTTCCATTAGTTTGTATCTCCTTTTTTTTCTACACTTCTATTATACCATATTGCATTTTTTAATATTCAAGATATTTACTAAGTTTTTATCCCTATTTTGTTGATAACTACGCGGTTTATAAGCATTTGTTTCGTTTTCTTTACCAATAGGTGCTGATACCGAAAATTTAATTACAATTCAAGTACAAGATAAAATGTTTATCAAACACTCCGGAATTCCTTTAGAAATCTTACAAACAATAAGCTGATTGCGCTTACTGATACCATACTTTACAAACAGGACACACAATGCACTTAATTTCTGCCACTTCTAGTCAAATTTCGGTCAAGCGTGAAACAAAAAGAACCCTAATGGGTTCAAATTATTTTTTTATTATTTCTTTTCCTCTTAAAAAACCACTTCTTTGAAATTGGTTTCTAACGCCAGTTGCTGACATTCCTAATTCTCTAGCTAATGCCGCCATTGAATTATAAACTTTTCCATCATATTCAACTTTATAACCGACTGATTTTGCTACGTTTTCTTGCGGTGTCAAGTATTGTAAGTTTTTTAGTGTATTATTGTTTTTATTTCCATCTATATGGTCTACTTGCATATCGCTTTTTCCTCTAAATGCTTCAATTATAACTCTATGTAAATATTCAGCCTTTCTATTTATGTTTACTTGTTTATAACCTCTATTTGTGACCCAAGGTTTAAGTTTTCTTACCTCTTTAGTTCCTATTATATAAACATCTCCGTTGTCGTAAACTACATATTTTTCTTTATATATTCTAAACATTTATTTATTTTCTCCTAAATCAAAATGTATTGCTGGCTGATTGTTCCATAGTTCTAATGTTTCCTTATCTACTTCTGGCTGATTCATGTATTCTCTGTTCATTCTAACTCTTGTATTAGCTACTTTAAGTTTAATACGCTTCTTGTATTCCTGCTGTCGTAAGTACATTAGATATTTATCTCTAGCCATAGTTACCTCCTATAAAGAGTATAACATAAAATGCCTACAAAGTCAAGCATAGCTTACATAACAGAGGATAACCCAAACCTGAAAAGTGCATTTGATATAATAAGTATATCAAGTTAAGAGAGGAAAGCAAATGACAGAAGAACAGCTATTATTTAAGCAAGAAACATTGTCAGAAGTTGACTTTAACGAGTTCTTACTTAACGCTGTTGAATGTGGTTTGATTAATCTTGATACAGCTTTAATTTTTAAGGGAGAATAAAGAAATGAATAAAGAACATATTTTAGCACAGAAACAAGTTTTAGCTCCGGTTGAATATGAACACTATGTTAAGCACTTGTTTGATATTGGAGAAATTACTAAAGAACTTTATATTGAATTGAGTTCTGATTTATGAGCAAAGCCTTAGCGATTGACTTTAGTACTTCTAATACTGGTTATGCGTTTCGTAACCCTTTAACAAATGAGTATGTAGTTGGTTCAATTGCAGGTGGTAAAAGTAAAGACCCTTTGGAACGTGCAAAGATAATTGCTGACGGTATAACAGAAATCATTGAGCATTACAACTTATTTGACTACTTTATTTATATTGAAGAACCTATCATCACGTTCAAGTCTAAGGGTAACATCTCATTGATTAGGGCTAACGGTTCATTCTTGGGAGTCATGCGTAACCGTCATAACATTGGCTATGTTGATGTACCAAACAGTAAATGGTGCGGCTATCACTTAATCAAAGGTAAGAGTGCAATGCGAAAAGTACAAAGCATTGAGATACTTAAAAGCTATAAAATAGTGCCTGATGATGATATTAATGACGACATGGCAGACGCGTTCTGTATCTTACTCTATGTAGAAAGTCAGGAGAACAAATGATTGTAATTAATATTGCCTTGGTTATTCTTGGCATTTTATATGGTGTGGGTTCAGTTACCAACTTTAAGGAGTGGTACTATCGCCATGACTATCTAGCTATTATGTTAAGTGTATTTACATCTATCTTATTGGTAGTAGCTGGAATATTAAACGTATTGAATTGAAAGAGTAGGTTGTTAGTGTATACCGAAATAAAAAAACTATCCGTTACCCTTGACGATATAAGGAGCTTAAATCATGTTTGGTCTTTGCATATTTTTTCCTAAAGACTAATAAAACTTTATAATGGAGTCTTTACAACAAACAAGGACTTAATAGCACTAGAGGTCACGTCCATTGTAAATAATAGGTGTACCGATTGACGGTACTTAAATGTCATAGAGTTGACAGCCAAGCATAGGGTGCAAGGTGACGGGAATGCCTTAGTTAAATGAGTGTCGCCAACTAACAGCCCTTTGCAATTAGAGATATAAGTAAGCGTGAATCGTCTTGGCTACTTCAAATGGTTCGAGTCCATTGTATCTCATTCTCCTTTATTTATTATATGTCAGTGAACATTTAACGTAGCTGGTATATAATAACACTTGATATAGATAATAGTAAGAGGTAGCGCCTTGAGCTAAGGAATACTGGTGCAGGTCCAGTCCAAGTGATAGTGGTGTATAGTCCATAGAAGAAGTGCTAAGCAATGGCGCAGTACCTTGGCATAACTATACTTAATCATATTGTGGGCAACTGTGCATGGTTGCTAAGGTATGAGTTAAGAGTAATTGGAGGAAGTACAGGTCGCAACTGTGTGGGGTTCGATTCCCTACTGCTGCTATAAGATAAGGGAGAAGCGAATGATTATATTATTATTATTTATTATTATGTTGTTCATCAGTCCACGTATAGCATTGCTGCTGTTGCTATTAGCTATTAATCCAGTGTTCGTATTGCTATGGCTATTAGTATGGCTTGCTATTAAACTATGATAGATGTGTATATGTTTGCTGCTATGCGTTATATGGTTAGGTAGAAAGTTAGGGTAACATACTTGGAAGAAAGATATTTAGATGATAATTATGTTGTGAATGATAATGGTGAAGTATTCAGAGTTCTTGCGGATGGTTCAAGAAAGAAAAGAATACCAGAGTTGCATAATGGATATGAAAGAATAAAGATATATAATAAGACATATAGAGTACATCGTTTAGTTATGAAACTATTCAAAGGAGAAAGTGATTTGACTGTTGACCATATCAATGGTATTAAACACGACAATAGACTGTGTAACTTACAGTACGTGACAGCAGAAGAGAACGCTAGACTATATTGGGAAAGAAACAAGTTAGCAAAGCTTATAGATAATAAGAACAAACTTTTAATTAAATTAAATAAAATAAATAAAGAGATAAGTGAAGAAGTTTTAAAAAAATAAAAATTTTTCCATAGGTACCCGCCCCCAAAGTTGGTATGTTAAGGAGATTTTCAG